TACATTCCATCTGCGGTCAATACCGTACCATATTTCGTGATCGCTACCGCACAGAACAAAGTGAGCAGTGACGGCGTCACAGTAGCAGCAGGTACCACAGCAGCCAATGCTAACAAAACTTACCTGATCACCAGTCAGCGTGATCTCACAGCCACATTTGGTGTTCCGTTCTTCTACAACACCACAACCGGCACTCCAATCAATGGTTACGAACTGAATGAATATGGACTGTTAGCAGCTTATAGTGCATTGGGTGTGACCAATCGTGCGTATATCCAACGTGCAGATATTGACCTTACTGATCTCACAGCCAGTTTGACTCGCCCCACAGGCAACCCTGCCAATGGAGCATATTGGTTAGACACTTCCGTATCTGTTTGGGGCATCCAAGAGTGGAGCGAAGACAACAGCACATTCACAGTACAAACCCCGATAGTGATCACAGACACAGCGGATGTGGTAAATTACAGTGGTGGTGATTACACACCTCAGGCATCAATTGGCAGCATTGGTGACTATGCAATATCCGCCGTGGCCGAGCACATAAATGGTTATTACAAAAATGATAGCAATACATGGGTAGCACTAGGGTCTCAAGCCTGGCAAACATCTTGGCCCACAATCACCGGCACCAATGCACCCAGCAGCTTGACCGTGGGTTACAACATGTACATCAACGGTAATTTGGTCACTGTTGGTGCTACTAACACTGTCACTGGATTTGCAGCGGTAATCAACACAGCAGCTATCACCGGTGTCACAGCAGCCGCAGTCAGCGGCCAATTAGAAATATATGCCAATTCTCTTGCCACCAGCGATGGATCCACAGCCGGTGAAGGCCATGTGGTCATCCAGCCAGGCCCAAATTCGGGAGCAGCATTGCTAACTTTGTTGGGCATTACCGAAGGTGAATACTTTACACCTGTGTATTTCCCAGGATACAGCTATCAAGCACCACGTTGGAGAACAACAGATACTGAACCTCGACCAAATGGATCTGTGTGGAATAACCTCAGTCCAGCAAACAACGGTCTTGCCTTGTCATTCAAAAGTTACAGTACCGCATTGGATTTGTTCATTGCACAAGCAGTTCCGGCATATGGTGGTGACACAGCAGCGATCTTTGGATTGGACCCAACCGGAGGTGGCAAAAATATTCCCGTTGGCACAACCTATGTGGCATATAATGCTGAAACAGTGACTTATACTCCAAATGAAGTCATGTCACTTGAAATTTTTGAACGTGTGGCATTGGGTGCCACCATTGTGACAGGAACAACAACTCCTACAGGAGCAGCATTTGTTGTGGGAAATACTTTTACATTGTATGCAACTGAAGCAGGATCCTCAACGACCAATAGTGCTACCGTGACCATTGGCGGCACCGGAACTGTAGCCAACTTTATCAGCGCAGTCAGTGCAGCCGGGGTTGCTTTTGTGAGCGCCAGTGTTAATTCTGCAGGCAATATTGTATTCACACACAGCCAGGGCGGAACTATGCAGCTTCTGAATGGTACCGGAACGCCGGTGACCACTGCGGGATTTACTACCAATACTCCTAAAGTAAGAGCATCCAATTTAAACGCTGGAAGATTAACACTCAGTAATTTTGTGACTTCACCATTGTTCACTTATACAGCCAGCGACACAGCACCAGATCAAAGCCCAGCAGATGGACGCATGTGGTATTACAGTGCTGTGGATGACTGCGATATCATGATCCAGGACAACGGCTCATGGCAAGGTTATCAAAACGTCAGCAATGATGTTCGTGGATTTGATCTCACAAACACCAATGCGTCAGGTCCTATTGTATCAGCTACTGCACCTGTCACACAAAATGACACAGCAGAATCACCATTGGTGTATGGTGACCTGTGGGTAGATACCAGTGACTTAGAAAACTATCCTAAACTGTATCGTTGGGAATCAGCCAGCGGCATTGATCAATGGGTAGAAATCAATACCACAGATCAGACCACTCAAGATGGTATCTTGTTTGCAGATGCTCGTTGGGCACCAAATGGTACTACAGATCCTGTGTCTGATCCGCTACCGACTATAACCAGCTTGCTGGTCAGTGATTATTTGGATCCAGATGCGCCTGATCCTGCTTTGTATCCACAGGGCATGTTGCTGTGGAACACACGTCGCAGCGGGTACAATGTGAAGACTTTCCAACTGAATTACTTCACTACCACAGCTACCGACTACAGCATCAGTGCATATTCAAACACTACCACCTATGCTGTGAATGACTTTGTGAGCTACAACAATGGTATCTATGTTTGTACTGCTGCCACCACAGGCAATGCTCCAAGCAACACAGCATTTTGGGATGAAATTGTGCTCAACACCTGGCTCACAGCATCTGGCAACCGTCCAAACGGTGCCATGTATGGCGGCCGTCTAGCACAGCGCAAGATGGTGGTTGCTGCATTGAAAAGCGGCATCGACACCAGCTTGGCTGCTAGGGAAGAACAGAATCAGTACAATCTTATTTCTACGCCGGCGTATCCTGAACTGACTCCAAACATGATCGCACTCAGCAATGAACGCAACAACACATTGTTTGTAGTTGCAGATACTCCCATGCGACTAGGACCAGATGGTAACAGCCTGGTTGAATGGGCTACCAACAACAACGGCCTGGGGTTAGCAACTGAAGATGGCAACATCAGCACCAGTAACTTTGCTGCGGCGTTCTATCCAAGTTGCTTGACTAATGACCTGGGTGGAAATACCGTGGTACAACCTCCAAGCCACATGATGGTTCGCACCATACTGCGTTCAGATGCAGTGAGTTATCCATGGCTGGCACCTGCAGGAACACGTCGAGGTGTGGTAGATAATGCCACAGCCATTGGTTACATTAATGCTATCACAGGCGAATTCACACAAATTGGTGTGAGCCAAAGCGTGAGAGACATCCTGTATGAACGCAATGTCAATCCAATCACGTTCATTCCAGGAATTGGTATTACTAACTTTGGTAACAAGACTACCACAGCCACAACAACAGCGTTGGATCGTATCAACGTGGCACGTTTGGTCTGCTTCTTGCGTGGCCGACTTGAAGAAGTTGGTAAGTTGTTCTTGTTTGAACCCAACGATCAGATCACACGTAATTCTATTGCCAACCTGTGCAACAGCTTGATGATTGACTTGGTGGCCAAACGTGCGATCTATGACTACCTGGTGGTGTGTGACTTGAGCAACAACACTCCTGCACGTATCGACAGAAACGAACTGTACGTTGATATTGCTATCGAACCAGTGAAGGCTGTGGAGTTTATCTACATTCCTCTACGCATCAAGAACACTGGTGCAATCGCTGCTGGTACATAATGATCAAGGGAAGAGGCTGATTTTTCAGCCTCTTCTCAAAGGTAAATAAACATATAGGAGAGATAACAAATGGCAGTTTCATCATTACAGCGCATGACAGTACCCTTGGCGAGTGACCAAAGTGCATCCACCCAAGGCTTGTTGATGCCCAAACTCAGATATCGCTTTAGAGTGATGTTTGATAATTTTGGTGTTTCGACACCCACAACTGAATTGACCAAACAGGTTATCAGTTTTGCACGACCAAGTCTTACATTCGAAGAAATCGCAATACCAATCTACAACAGCACATTAAAGTTGGCCGGACGTCATAGTTGGGCAGACACAGTGTGTGAAGTGCGTGATGATGCATCCAACTCAGTGTCTAAACTGGTCGGCGAACAGCTACAGAAGCAGATGGACTTCCTGGAGATGGCCAGTGCTGCCAGCGGTATCGACTACAAGTTTGTCACAAGATTTGAAATCTTAGACGGTGGCAACGGAGCCAGCGTACCAGTGGTGTTGGAATCTTGGGAACTGTATGGTTGCTATCTCAAAGGTGCGGACTACGGTGCCATGAACTACAGCAGTAACGAAGCAGTCACAGTGAGCATGACCATTGCTTATGATAATGCTGCTCAGATTGGACCTAACGGCCTGACAGACACAGGTGTTGGTGGCTTCATTGGCAGAACAATTGGCGACGTGGTAACAGGCGCTGGCGCAGCGTAATACTCGTGGGTAGTTTTGGCCAAGATTTTGCCAAAGGATTCTTTGCTGGCGGTGACGATGGTGTACGCGATTACACCCACGCCAGTAAAGTATTCCGAACCAACGCTTATGAACTCAAGCCCAGGTTCAAGTTTCTCTTTAGTGTTTCATTCACGATCAACACAACCATACCGGCACTGAACGCTATATTTGCTAACGATGATGTGCAAAATCTTAGTTATGTGGTCAAGACTGTGAACTTGCCCACATACACAATTGATACAGCCGCATTGAATCAATACAATCGCAAACGATTGATTCAGACCAAGATCAAATACAATCCTGTCAATATCACATTCCACGACGATGGTGGCGACAATGTTCGTAACATGTGGTACAACTACTATGCTTACTACTACAAAGATGCCAGCCAAAAATATGGCAGTACACCCAACACCAATGGCAGCGCAGGAGCAAGTGCTAACCAACAAAATGGGTTTGGCGGATGGGATCGAGATATCTATTCAGATAACCGCCAAGTGAATGATTGGGGCTTTATTGGAGAAAGCTACAACGATGGCACCAGTTCGGCCAACAGCACCACTGGAAAACCTCCGTTTTTCAAAGACATACGCATAGCTGGGTTTGATAAGAATCACAAATATGCAGAATATGTGTTGATCAATCCCTTAATCACAGCGTGGCAACACGACACTTATGATTATGCCCAAGGCAATGGCATCATGCAGAACAGCATGACCATTGACTATGAGACTGTGAAATACTACGACGGCGCACCCAACAAAAACGCAGTGCCTTTTGCCAATCCCAGTCACTACGATACCACAACCAGCCCTATCGCTCGTCCAGGCTCAACCAACAGTATATTTGGTCAAGGTGGGTTGTTGGATGTGGTAGATGGAGTCAGTGAAGATCTTGCTTCGGGTTCGGTATTGGGCTTGATTGGCGCTGCACAGAAAGCTGGAACATTCTACAATACCAATCAGAAAAATGGCGGACTTAAGAAACTACTAGTGAGCGAAGGCACTGCACTGGGCAAAGATGTGCTCAAGCAGTCCATACCTGGCGCT